TGCCACCTTGCGAGCAGTCAGCGTCACCTGATCCAGGCTCATGTCAGAATCAGTGATCTCTTCGTTTTCTCCAACGAAGTAGACCGTCACGCCACCAGTCCGGCGCGGGATCGTGGCCGTATCGCTGGCCATCGGCCAGATATACGCCTTCTGCCGAAAGATACCGTACTGCTCAACCAGCCTGATGAGCGTGGCCGAGAACTCCTCGGGCACCAGCAGGCCGCCCTTGGTGTTGTTGCCTTCAGTCATGGCATCGCGAACAGACAATCCGTTGTCGAGACACCACTTGGTTGCCTTCTGGTTGCCGTAGAGGTTGGCGAGAATCCACTGACCGCTGATGAACGCCTCTTCGTAAGCGGTCGGGCCCTGGAAATTGCGAAGCGTCGGCGCCATAAGCCGAGCCTTCATCGGCACCTTGACGCGGTTGATAAGATCGCCTTCGATCTCGCCAGCACCGTCTGTGCCAGGTTGCTCCAAAGGCTGTCCAGCTCGCCCGCTGTGGTCGCCGGCACTGATGCGGTTGTTGATGCGAGCCTCGGCAATTGCCTTGGCCTTGGCCTCATATGCCTCGAAACGCTGCAGATCACCATCAAGACCATCGTGCTCGGCCATGATGCTGTCGAAATCAGCTTTCTCTTCGGGGGTCAGGTCGCGGTTTTGTTCGTCGGCGAGCGCGTTGATGGCGCCGGCCCTGTCCAGGAGTTCCGCTCGTTGCTCGCGGATTTGCGTAGAAGTGGGCATTTTAGCCTCCTCTGGTTAGTCACCCGGAGGAGGCTAGCGCAAAAAGAAAACGGCATGATCCGCCGGATGATTGAATTCTCTTCAATCACTGACGCAGACCATGCCGCTCAATAGCGATATGAGATGCTCACTCAAGAAGTTGGTGTCAACTGCCTAAATAGGCCGGTTGGCCTCTTTCTTGAGCTACTTCAAGTTGTTACGAATTACAATAACGTAATACTCGCCTTTTGTCAACCCTTGGATGTCAGCACACGCCTTGCCTCCTCGATACGCCTTCGTGCGTGCTGCGGTTTGGGCGATTCCGCTTGAGTCCCTTGTAACGCTTTGGGGGTGTTCCTAAACCGTCCAGGGGGGATTTTGGCAGCGACCGCGGCGGGGGCCTCCACGCATTCGTCAACCAGGCCAGCCGCTACCGCCTCGGCCGCTGTGTACCATGTTTCAGCGCGCATCGATTCGCGAATTGCATCCTCGTCCACGCCATCGCGTCTCGCATAGGCTGTGACGATGTTGCCCGCCACGTGATCCAATAACTCCGCCAGCTCACGCAGCTCTTGCGCATTGCCAGCCGCAAACGTGTATGGGTCGTGAATCATCATCGACGACGTGTTCGCCATGCGGATCGTGTCTCCTGCCATTGCAATCACGGAGGCGATGGACGCAGCACATGCGTCAATCTCTACCACAACGCGAGCGCGGTGACGCAACAACGCCTGATACATGGCCATGCCGTCCCACACATTGCCTCCCGGTGAATTGACTCGGACAGTAATAGCGTCAACTGACGCCGGCAAGCGGTTCAGATCCTCGACAAACGCTTTTGCCGAAATACCGTTTCCTGACCAGTCATCGCCAATCTCGTCATACAACCACACCTCCGCCTCGGTGGCGTTGTTCTTAATATTCCATTTGGCTGTTTTCATCGGTACACCTCACGGATAAGAGCATCCACCCGGCCTGGCCATTCTTTGAGCACTTCGGCAATCGCCGGTTCTAATTGTTCGGGGGTTGCCGTCCCCACAACCTGGTCAAGTATCTCTAGGGATCGCTGGCACCACTCGTCGGCCCTGTCGGCTTGCCCCCACGGAGTCAACAGATCTCGCATCTGTCGCGGCCACGCAGTTGCATAGAACTTCTCCATAAATGCCGTGATCTTGTCGGGACGCTTAGCTTCGTGTGCGATTCGTTTTGCCTCCACATCGGCCACGTAATCCAACTGCGCCCGGAATGATTCCTTGTTCGCGTCCTGTGCCTGTCCGTTCTTTTTGGGCTCAGGCGTTGGGTCTGGATCGTTCGGATTATTGTCTGCCCCGCCTTGCCCTATATTCATCGGGACCAGGAACTCGTCCCCGCCATCGAACGCCGGAAGGTTCTCGAACCGTCGCGCCTCGTTAGGACACAGAATCCGGTTGTTAATGCCAACTGCGTAGGACTCAAACCGCGTCTTTAGATCACCGCGCAAGAGCGCCGCTGTGTTGTGCTCAAAGAAATGCGAGTCCTTACGCTTCTCAGTTGTGCTGAGTAGCTTTTCGCGGCACTCGTTGGCTATCTTCACCAGCCACCGCATTAGCGAGGTGGCAAGATAGCTTCGGTTCTGCTCCTCAATGTTCGAGAACGTCGCGTCCTTCATGTCTCCTACTTTGTGGGGCGGGAGCACGAACCAGCCCGCGATCTCGCTACGTTGGAACTGTCGTGACTCCAACCATTGGCTGTCCCGATTGGTGAATGACATCGGATTGAACTTGCTGCCCTGCTCGAGAATCGCAATGCGTCCAACGTTGTCAAGTCCCTCGTGGATCTTCTTCCAGTCGCTGCGAAGACGTTCGTAAGCCTTGTCGTCGAGTACCTCTGGCGTCTCCAGCGTTCCGCTGGGACGCGCGTCATTAGCGAAGTACTTGTTTGCATACTTCTCCTGGCTCAAGCCAAGACCCCACGAGTTGCGGGCCTTCTTGATGACGCTAATTCCCCACACCCCATCCCACGACAATCCCTTGATGTGTACCACATCTTGATAGCGAATCGCTCTGTAGCTGGTCAGGTCTTCCCGGTCTTCGCCCTGCCGTGTGACAATCCACGGAGTGCCGCCATCCCACTCTAGCCATGTCCGATCTGGCAATAATGGTGTCATGCTGACGATGCGACCACCCCCGTCCCGCTCCACCTCCGCCACGCCGTTGCCCCACAATAGAGCGTAGACCATCATGGTTTCCCAAAAGTCCTGGGCTGACATGTATGGGTTTGCACGCCAACGCACCCGCTCTTGCGCGTAGTGTTTGCGGTCAATGGCGCGGCCGGCGCCGTCCTTGCCTTCTCGCTTGTAGCAGTCAAACGGCAACTGGCCAACGTCACCGGCCAGCACGCTCACCGCTTGCCAGATCGTTGAGTATGTCAACGCGGTCTCGCTGTTCACGCTCACGCCAGAGTCCGATGGTGTATCGCGCACCCAGTCTATCAGCCACGGGTCTGGCTGATTCAGCCCCGAGTTCTGCACACGTCGGCTTGATCGCATCCGCGTTCGTCCATTCCGCTTACTCATAACGATCTCAACCCCCGCCTGGTGTAGATTGAACTAGTCTCGCCAGCGGCCACAGCGCGGCCTATTGCCATCACCATGGCAACCGCCAGGTCGATCTTTTCGGACGACTTCTCTTTGTCGAATTTCACATTTCCGGCTGGGTCGGTTCGCGTCACAACGTTCGACACACACCACGCCATCGGCCTGTGTCCATCGTGTCTCAGCCGGTGATCCAACAACAGTTTGTTTGCCTGCTTGATTGGATCGTTCATGCTGATGTAACCTTGCCGGTGCTCGAGAATTTGCGTCTCCCTAAATTCGTCCTCCTCCACCAGCTTTGTGAACACATACCTTGCGTTGTGGGGGTCCATGTTGATCTCTTGGATGTCCCACTTCCACTCGTCTCGCATCCGCCGCAGCAGCGCCCGCACAGCATCGTAGTCAACCGAGTTCCCCTCTGTGAGAAACAATTGCCCTTGCTCTGCCCACGTCGTATAGGGCACTTTCTTGTCTCGCTGGCGACCGATCGCGTTATCCCGCGGGCACCACCCGAACGGCACAACATCATAGTTGCGTTCGTCGTCGGGGAAGACTGCCACCACGCCTGTTAGGTCATCGACGCTGGATAGGTCGGCACCAATCCAACACTTCCGGCCAGCATAATCCTTAGCCAACGTTGCGCAATTGCTGTCCCACAAACCAGCCGGCAACCACGCTTGGGCAGATTCTACCCATTGGTTGCAATGCTTCCGTCGAAAGTTGTTCTGCGCTGCGGGGGTTTCACGAGCCTTCAGGCATTTCCGCTCCAGGTCATCAACGAAAACAGACACGCCAAGGTTTGGGTTTGCCTTACACCACACATCAGGATCCGTCCAGTCGTCATCATCGTCCAGCGTGTAGATGATGCCGAAGAATGAATCGTCATCGATGATGCCCTCAAGCACCTTGCTGGTATACTGCCTCGTCTCCCAGCATATTGCCTCTGGGTTTCCGCCCTCGCCTGCAGTGGTGATCGCCAGCAGTAACGACTGCCGACGTGAGCCAGTGGCGGTGTCGAGAACGTCATATAGTTCGCGTGTCTTGTGGGCGTGCAACTCATCAACGATCGCCCCGTGCATATTGAGGCCGTCAAGTGTATCAGCGTCGGCACCCAGCGGGCGGTACACGTTATCACCGTACAGCATGTTGTCGCGGAGGATCGTTACCACTTCTTTGAGTGCCGACTTGCGGACCATCCGCTTAGCTTCCTCGTGGACGATCTTGGCTTGATCGCGCATGGTCGCCGCCGTGAATACTTCGGCCCCGCCCTCGTCATCGAACACAAATAGTTTGAGCCCAATACCTGCCGCCTTGGTGCTCTTGCCGTTCTTCCTGGCAACCTCCTCGTAGGCTGTCTTAAATCGTCGATACCATCGCTGCTTCTCGTCACTCCACCTCATCCACCCGAAGATGGACCCGACGATGAAACATTGCCACGGCTCAAGATGAACATTCTCACCAGCCCACTCGCCTTTGCTGTGCTTCAGGCACTCAATAAACCGAATGGATGCAGACGCCTCGCCCTCGTCGAACTCCAGCCCTCGCGAGGCCCCATGCTCCAGATCACGCACATGCCGCTCTACCGCCAGCCGCACGAAACGACAGGCAACGATCTCGCCAGACAGCACACCATCAACGTACGCGTCGAGCCGCACCATCGGCTCCGCGCTTCGCAGGTCAGGTTGTGCCGCAACCGTTACCATCAGTTCATGCGATCCTTGAGCAG